TTAACTGCCCGCTTTTATTATGACTGATTTACATAAATATGTATGAGGCAATATGCCTTTTTAACGTTAAAAAAAATGGAGTTCAAATATGGACATGTTCACAGATATTCAGTCTAAAGAAATTCCTTACATGACTACTACATGGTTATTCCAAAGTGCAGGCGATATTATTGAGCTTGATGCTTGGGTTCCAGAAAATGTAATTGAGCAATGTATTGAATACAACAGTAGACCTGAATTAATTAAAAGACAAAGACCAACCAAAGACAATCAGGTTAAAGGCCCTGAAAATGGTCCAAAAGGTGGTTGGGAATATAACTTTGTTCCAGAAGGTTGGGGATTACCTGAGAATGCAACAGAAGTAGGTTGTATGCTCTATGATAGTGGTGATTACCTATACCCACATAGAGATAAGTGGAAGTCCGTCAAGCCAAATGGCGAAATATTAGGCGATAGCCTACGTCTAATTTGCTGGGCGAACAACTGTAATCAAAATGAATTTACGTTTATCCACGATGGAAAACTAGTAAAATTTGAACCACGTCGTTGGTATGCGGTTAATACACGTAAAATCCACAGTGGTTTCTGTTTTAAAGATGGCACAGTGCATTTAGCATGTGGAATTCATCTATACAGTCGTGGTGAGACTGGCAATACACAAAAGGAAAACCTAGCAATCAGTACTCAATGGTTACTAAATGTACTGCCTTTTGCACAGCCGCCACAAGATATTAAAGGCATTAACTGTCAAAGAAATTAATTGAAATTTTCTTGCTATTTGGCATAAATACAGATAGCAAGAATTTATTCTAAAAGGAGATTAAAATGGCTGTAATTACAAATTTTGGTGTACCTACTGATAATGCTTCTGCTACACTAATGCCGAAACTACAATATCGTTTCAAGGTAGAGTTCGAAGGCTTAGGTAGTGGTGGTGACGGAATGCCACTTGTAACAACAAATGTTATTAGTGTCACTCGTCCACAACTAGATCATGAAGATATTACATTAGATACATACAACTCAAAGATTCGTTTGGCTGGTAAGCATACTTGGTCAGACATCACACTTGTGTTACGTGACGACATGGATGGTAATGTCATTAAATCATTAGACCATCAGCTATCAAAGCAAGTTAACCACTCTACACAAGCATCTGCAAAATCTGGTGCAGATTATAAATTTAAAATGACAATTATTACACTTGATGGATCATTTGATAATGATAGTAATGGTGCCGCAGTACTTGATAAATGGGAATTAGTTGGTTGCTTTATCCCAAGTATTCAGTATGGTGACCTAAACTACTCCACAAGTGATATGGTTCAGGTAACAGCAACTATCCGTTACGATAACGCAAGCCACACAATTTTACAATCAGCAATAGACGAACTAACTAATGCTGGTATTGTTGCAGGCGGAGAATCCTCAGCAACAACTGACGGCGCTCAGTAATTAGGATAGGAACACATGGGAAAGTTTCTAGGTGACATTGCAACCGATGTTTATGGAGTAAACACAGGATCTAATGCAATACAGCCGTTGTTTCCTAGGACCAAGTTCCAGTTTATGTGTTTATGGGAATTAGGAGGCGGAGATACCGCCTCCGTTTCTACCATACCAATGACACGTATAGCAAGTGTTACAATGCCTGGTCATAGCTCTAGAGTATCAGCACAAAATCAATACAATAAGAAGAGATTAATTCAAACTGGTATAGATTATTCTCCAGTTACAATGCGTGTCTATGATGATAGAGATGCACAAGTAGAACGTTTTCTTAAACAAGCAAGTGCATATTACTATGCAGGTTTAATGGGAAATGCTGAAGCAAAATTTGCTGATGATATTGTATCTGAAAACTTTAGCGGTACATCTGGCACAAGTGGTACAGGTTTTACACTACGAAATAACAGATATTATTTTAAAAATCTTAGTATAGTAAGGCTTAATACAGCAAGTGATGCAAACGTAATTGTTTTGCGTAATCCTATTATATCTAATGTAGATGGTGATACATTAGATTATAGTGATGGTGGTCCAGTACAATATACTTTACAAATTCAATATGAAGGATATCATGTAAAGACTGATGCAGGTACTGCAAATGAACTAAGACAACAGATCACAGATGCATTAGAAAATCCAACTACAGCGTAGTTTTGCCTAAATAAATAGTTATATGGCAAAGAAATTTCAACAAGGTATATTCACACCCAATAATCCTACCAAATATGTAGGTAAAAGGGCACCACGTTATAGAAGTGGATGGGAACTAGCTGTTATGAGAATGGCTGATGCACACCCAAATGTAATTGCATGGGGTAGTGAGACACATAGAATACCTTACAGAAATCCAATTACAGGAAAACAAACTACATATGTTCCTGATTTTTTAATGGTATATGAAGATAAAAATAAAAATAAAAAAGCAGAAATGATAGAAGTTAAACCAAGTGGACAAACATTAGGAGAAGCTCGTGGTATGCAACAAAAAGCGGCCGCAGTAGTGAATCAAGCAAAATGGGAGGCCGCTAGAGCTTGGTGTAAAAATCAAGGACTAGGTTTTCGTGTAATTACTGAAAGAGAAATTTACAATAAACCACAGCAGAGAAAAAGATGACAAAAAGATTAGAAGAAGAATTAGGTTTACCACCTATTGAAGAAGTTAAAATACCTGATGAAATAGAAGAAACACTTCCTACTGTAGAGGAATCACAGGAAGAAATTGCTTTAGTACAGGGTAAATTGGATATGACAGAACGTATTGATGGTTCACTTCCTGCCGTTATTGGGTTAGAAGAACTTGATAGAGAAATGGATGAATATGCTACAAAAGCAATGAATACGTTTGAAGATCTGTGTGATCTTGGAAAAAATGTTGAGGATAGACATGCCGCACCTATATTTGATAGTGCAAGTAAAATGCTTACGGCGGCCCTAACTGCAAAACAGCATAAAATGGATAAAAAATTAAAGATGATTGAGTTACAAATGCGTAAAGCAAAACTAGATTTAGATGAAAAGAAACTTGAGCATAAGATAGGAAGTGATGAACCTACTGAAGTAGAGGGTGAATTTATTGGAGATAGAGCTTCTATGCTTGATTCAATCATGCAAAAGATGAAAGAAAATGATAAATAATTATAAGTTCGGAGTTGTACAATGAAAACATTTAAACAGTATTTGACGGAATCAAAGAGAGATTACACCTACCGCATTAAACTTATAAATGAAATTGATAACGAATCAGTAGATCGTATCGAAAGACATTTAGCAAAGTATGAAGTAAAAACTGTACAAGCACCTAAAAGATTAATGCTACAAAGTGCTCCTTATGATTTCCCACAGGCACGTGGACATGAAGTCCATGTAATAGAATTTACCACTGAGCGTCCAGCCAGTGCATACCAAATTCAAGAAGAATTAAAATCACTGCTTGGATTAGGTGATGCAGTAATGAAGGTACGTAGCGATATGGAACCTTTAGAACAGCAGGAGCAAGCGGCGACAAGCGAACCAAAAGAAATTGGTTCAATGTTAGAAGATGGTGATTACTCCGAAGCAGAAAAAATTAAATCAGAAGATTATTATGGTGACAAATACAACTCCAAATTTGTACAGGAACTTCTGTCCTTACGTAAAGATAAGGAAAAGGAGGCTAAAAAATGAGAGAACTTAAAGAAGTAATAAAAGAAGATGAAATGGATGAACAAAAGCACGCCACATTAGGCGAAATTGATTCTCTTATTTCAACTTTAAAAGGAAAAGTACAAAAACTAGTAGAACTAGATTCACAAGGAACAGGTACAGGTGATTTAACAGATCAAATTGTTACATTTGAAAAAGCACTTATGGCATTGCAGGGTGTATCTGCAAGAAGTCATAAAATTGTACCAGAGAGTGTAAAAGAAGCGGTAGGCGATTCTGCAGATCCAATTTTAGACTTGATTGAAGAGCTAGGTTCACATAGTATTGTACTAGATGAATTAATCCGTTATCTAGACGGTGATACAATTAAAGATTTTGTACAAGACTTCCGTAGGCATAATGACATGCCACCAATGAAGGACGATGCAGATGAGTCAGTAACTGAAGCTGAAGGCAGAAGAGTAATTCAGGTCAACAAAAACATTGATCTTGCCGGCGACAGTATTTGGCAAGGTGAAGATCGTGGTGAAGAAGTAACATACAAAACATTTGTACACGAGATTACAATTAACACAGACGAAGATGGATATATGAGTGTTTCAGTAAAACACGAAGGTCCATGGACTGTCTACACAGATAGTGGATTTGAAGAAGAAATCAGCGGTATCATTGGCACACCAGTTTCATTTAGTGAGCAGGGTATGCAAGACGATGGTATGGCACATCTAGAAGGTGAAGAAGAAAGTAAACAGGAGTCAACAATGGAAGAACTAGATAGAATCCTCAAGATTGCTGGAGTTCAGAAGGCTCCGGTTGCAGAGGAAACACTTGAAGAAGAAAAATGCGGGTGTGATGATCCAAAGTGTGATGATCCAAGCGTACATAAAGAAGAAAAAGTCGATGAAGGCGAAATGCCAAAAGGCTTAAAAGACTATCACGATAAGAAAAAGAAAAAATCTGATGATAAAGAAGAAACAGATGAATCTATCGATGAAGCTAAAAAAGAACTTGACGAAGAGCCAAATGAAGGCAACGAATTTGCACATGAACTTAAAAAAGCCAGAGATGCTGGTAAAGAAGAGTTTGAAGTAGATGGCAAAAAGTACAAAGTCAAGAAAGAATCTGCAGAAACAGATGAAGAAGTTGTAGCAGAGGCGCCAACAATGGACACTACACAACTTATTAATCTACTTAAGAATTCAGGATTATCTGAAGAAGCAATTAATAAAAAGTTAGATGAGTGGGCAAATACTCCAGCAGGTGTAGGCGAAACTGAGCCAACAAAACATGCAGGTGATGCTAATGACGACTTTGCACAGGCAGTTAATCTAAGCCTTAAGCGTTACTTAGATGCACAAGACCTTAAAATTAATGTGAATGAGAATCACAGCGTAGAAGGTATGAAAGCAAAATATAACGCACATAAAGACAAGTAAAAATTAAAAAGACCCGTGATATTTTCACGGGTTTTTTCTCCTATAAATAATCACATGGAACGACCTATTGACGTTTACACTGACTCCTATGGTCAGTCTGTAGAATTTTATATTCCTGCTCCCCACAGAAAATTAGTAATTAATATTTCAGGAGGAGCAGACAGTGCAATATTGTTATGGATGCTAATAAAATATTGTGAGAAGCATATACCTAATGCTGAAATACATGTAATAACATGTGCAAACGTTGTAAAAGGTTGGTATAATGCAAAATGGGCAACTACAGTATTAGATAAAGTTTTAGAACTAACAGGTACTGAATTTATAAAAAGTCATTATACATATTTTACAGATGATCAACGTAGACAAGAACTTAATGAAACTGAAAAATTAATTACAAAGATACATGGTACAACAGTAGCAATACTTGGGACAACACAAAATCCACCAACAGATGTAGAACATTTACGTGAAGGTAGATTTGAAGCAAGGGACGAAGGACATGGTAGACCTCCATATAGAAACCTTTCTCCTGAAGTATTACGTTGGCAACCTTGGATGAATATTGATAAACGTTTTATAGCATATTTGTATAATCATTTTGGAATGATGAATAAACTTTTTCCTTTTACACGAAGTTGTGAACAGGAAAGTAGGCATAATAAGGACACACCTAGTTGGATGACTACACATTGTGGCGAATGTTGGTGGTGTAAAGAACGCCAATGGGCTTTTGGTAAATACTAATATGGCAGGTACAGTAGATACAAAATTAACTAAAACTCCGTATAAAAAGGAGAAGTTCACTGAACACCAGTTGACTGAATTGGCTCTTTGTATGAAAGATCCAAAATACTTCCTAATGAACTATTGCTACATTCAACACCCTGTACAGGGTAGAATGAAGTTTGCGTTATATCCTTATCAAGTTGATTTAGTGGATACATATCATGAATTTAGATATAGTGTTAGTATGCTTGCACGACAAACAGGCAAAAGTACTTGTGCGGCAGGTTATTTGCTTTGGTATGCAATGTTTAACCCTGATCAAACTATTTTAATCGCGGCTCACAAATATTCAGGTGCTCAAGAAATTATGCAACGTATACGTTTTGCATATGAGCATATACCTGATTTTGTACGTGCTGGCGTTACGAGTTATAACAAAGGTAGTTTAGAATTTGATAATGGCTCACGTATTATTGCTCAAGCAACAACAGAAAATACAGGACGTGGTT